ACAATCATGTATTGGTTACATCAAGAACTGCTTGACGCTTAATAAATGCCCGACGAAGAGACTTAGCACCAAAATATTGTACGACCAAGTCTTCAACAATACGTTCATCAAAAGGTTTGCAACTGAATACATCAAGATATATTTCCTGATTTTCATTTGCAAAGTGTGCACAAATATTACTGGTTTCAATCAATTGAACGAGAGTATATCCAGCTTTATTACCGGAACCAAAGTTTACAATTTGTGGTTCACCATAGGCAATCATATGTATGTCAGCCACTAATTGTTTTGTAAAGTTATAGATGTTATCATAGCTTGTGATTTTTTCAAGATCACATCCTGCTGCATCTAGAATTGCATGGTATCCCCAGAACTTTTCTTCACTCATAATATTGTTCCTTTCAATAATGTATTTTATATTATTCCATAAGTTTTGTCAATAACTTTTTGTATAAATAAAAGCGTCTGTCGCGATACGCCAATATCCACAGACTCTAAATCAACCAAGGAGATTCAGCTATGGATATTTATTACGTATATGCCTACGTCAGAAAAAATGGCACACCTTATTATATTGGTAAGGGTAAAAATGATAGAGCTTATAAAAGACATTCAGTCAGTGTGCCAAAAGATAAATCCAAAATAGTTTTTATTTTTGAAGAGTTATCTGAACAAGATGCTCTTGACTTAGAGTGTCTGCTTATAAAATACCATGGTCGTAAGGATAATAATACTGGTATATTATATAATAAAACCGATGGTGGTGAAGGATCCTCTGGTCGTAAACATTTACCAGAATCAATACAAAAAATGCGTAATGCAAAAAAAGACGTATCTTATAAAACACGTATTGCAATATCAAATGCCAAGAAAAATAAACCTGCACACAATAAGGGCAAATCTATTACAGAAGAAACCCGAGCCAAATTAGTTGCAGCATGGGAACGGCGTCGGAATAAAGAATCAATTATATATCTTTTAGTCTAAACTGCTGTGTTTACAGTTTGAGTATAAAATACACTATCAATTCTAAATGAACGCCAACCATTTTCTTGAACGTCCCATGCAGTAACTACATCAGGATTCTTTTGATGAAAATCATGTTCTTCTTGTTGTTGTTCATAGCTATTTTGATACATTTCAGGAAGCATATGCTTTTGTAAGGTGCAACGCATTACACGTTGTTCACCATTAGTCTTTACAAAATGTACTTCCATTACCTGTTCACGAAGATCCTTGAGAACAGTATTGCGTTGATACAAACCACTCATTATATATGTTCCTTATCCCAATAAAATTTTACGATGATCTTGATTAGATTCTAAATGTTCTCTAAGTTGATTATAACCACCAATATTAAATCCGTCAACCAAAATAATCGGAAAAGATTTGGCTTCCGGAAATTTAGTCTTGATTGTATTTACGGTAAAATCAATACCAAGTCTGTGTTCCATATACACAATATTACAAAGAGCAAGAAGATCTTTTGCCATATTGCAATAAATGCAATCATTCTTACTATAGACTTCAATCATTACGAGATCGATTCAGAACCACCAGCACCAACAACGGTATAGCGCTGGGAAACAGTTGAAATACCAGCAAAATAACTGGTAAACTTACCAACTGCTTCTTCAAATGTATAAGCCCACACGAGTCTCTTTTGATCGGAGAAAATAGGTTCAGACGAACCCATTTGATCCATACGTACTCGACCTTCAATTAGATATAGTAGTTGTGCTTTGTCTGACATAATAAGCTCCGGATTGTTATAATATGTTTCGGTTGCCATTACTGGCATTTCTCTAACACTTGGATTTATAGGTGTAGTAAAGGATTGTTCTGTATTCATAATTTGATTATAAATTTCATCGGAACCAGCTATTTCATAATCAAATTCAGCTGGTTCTTCGGCTGTTGTAGTTTTAGACTTACTCTTTGTTGGTTTTTGCATAATAACTTTCCTTTTCAAATCAATTAATAATTTCCATATCAAGTCTTACAACTCCTTTTTCATAGAATCCTAGAAGTTGTGCCGATCTAGAACTAAGATCAAAATCTCTACCTCTTATATATGGACCGCGATCATTAACTCTTGCAATAATCGACAAACCGTTTTCCGGATTAGTAAATCGAATCATAGTATTAAATGGCAATCTTTTATGAGCTACTGTCAATCCATTTGGATCGAATCTTTCACCATTTGCTGTTACTCTACCATGACGATACCATGATGCTGTTATATATCTTGGTCGTCTTGGTATACCTACATTTGTGATGAAGGCTTCCAGGTCTTGTTGAATTTGAGCATTAATATTGCTATCACTAATCAATAGCGTTTCTATAACAGTTTGTTGACTATTATTCTCTTCCTCTATATGAGAATTAATGGTTGTTGTAATATTACTTGGTGAGTCATTATTGACTACTAAAATTATGCTCAAACTCAAAAGACCAATCATTATGGTCTTTAACACGAGTTTGTCTCCTTAGTATTTTAATTATTTAGGCAGCCGATAAAGCTTTAAATCGATCAGCTGCAATAGATGCTGCAAATGCATTTGGCTTTACTTGTGCTTTAATATTACAAGTACCAAGTATATATCCAACTGCTTGAGTAACAACACAAGATGATCCATGTCGTTCATCAGGATTTAGATCCAAATGAATCTCAGTTGCACGATTACCGATGCATTCAGCAAGTTTAAAATAAAGCTCAGCAACTTTATAAACTTCGTTCATCAAACGTAAAGATGGTCGAGCAATTTTATGATCAAAATCTGGTTCGCGAGTTACTTCGCCAAATATTTTGGCACCATGTTTACCATCGATATGAATAACGACTACTGTTGCATAATCTGCTACCCATTTGCCATTAGGCAGTTTAATGCGTTCAGAATCACCACCAATATAAATTTTAGATTCGTGTGAAGAATTCATAATGTATCGTCGGACTTCTTCAATATCAAATGTCATAATAATCTCCTATAATTGTATTATATCATTTGTATTAGGAATTGTCAACACTTTCTTTATATGCGATCGATGTATTCTTACCATAATTGCATCATTATAATACTTATCAGACTCTAATACACATAAATCAAATTGCAATTTTGCTTCAAAATAAGACATTTCTCCACGCATTTTGCATAATCTAAGAATTTCTCTAGTAAAATTCTCTTCACCTAAATCTAAAACATCTTGACTTAGAATTTTATTTGATCCCCAGTATTGTTTCCAATCAGAATCAACCAAGAACTTTTTCTTCTTGCCTTTTATTTTTTTTATTTTACTAAACTTTAAAAGTTTTTTACCAATATAAATTCTATTGGTTTTTAGATTTGTTATTTTATATACAAATCCGATGAATCCTTCCAGTAAAGATTCATCAATTTCTTTTTCATTATAAATCCACATGAGGGAACTCCATATTCCCTCATATTTATTAGTTTAATCTTGATGATGCACATGCGCGTGCCAAACATGTGTTCCATCAGAAAGTATAGTTGGTATCGGGTGAACTTTCAATGTTGTATTACGAGGAAGAATTGATTCATGTTCATCTGGCACAAATGCGTGACCTGATATATGTGTTGCTCGATCATAAGATTTAAGATGAATATGAAGAATATGTTTAGCTTGTGTGCGACCTTCTTCATGATTTATCTGAGCAAACTTATGAGCAACATTTTTATCATGCGTTACTGATGTAAATGCTGGCATACGAAGATGTCCTTGCGAATCTACATGTTGGCTTGGATCAAATCCTAATCCTGAATAGACATGCAATTGTCGACGAATATTATGACTAGTTATTTTATCTAAATGTTTTATGGCCTTTTCTATATATTCTTTAGGAAGAGAGCCACTGGAGTCTGGTTTCTTGCCATAATGATCGTCTATAAGTTTTTTATTTATCACAGCAGAATCAGGACCACTATAATATCTCAATGTTTCTGCGTGTTCTTTTGATATTGGGTCCGCATCATTTAACAATTCATTTGTTATTTTATGAACACTGCGTCCTCCATTTTCATTTTTATCAAGCCAATCTTTAGTTTTTACTGGAGAAGTTTCTTCTTTCAATGACGATTTTAAACGTTTTGACTTAGGTGTATCAATTTTGTGTCCCATATGACGAAAATGAACTACGCTTGGTGCAATTCCTGAATTAAGTTTATCAATTGGTTTATCAATTTCGTGTCCCATATGACGAAAATGAACCGGGCTTGGTGCAATTCCTGAACCAGCAGTATTTTTTTTACTTTCATTAATTGCTGTTATTACTATTTGTTTTAATTTTTTTGTCATTTTATAATATCTTTCAGAAATGTTCTCGACCACCATCAGGCCACTCATCATCATCTTCTTCATCTTCTTCAACTAGTGCTTCAAGTAATTTATCAAGCACTGGATCAATATCGGTACATTCATCCAATGTATCACAATCATAATTTTGAAATGCTTCAATAAGCCTCATATAAACGAGCTTACGAATATTATCATCCACTACATTTTCTGCAATAATTTCTGCAACATCACTGAAAAGTTCAGATCCTCTTCCCCAACTCATGTATTATTCTCCATAAAAAAATGATTTTGTATAAATAAAAGTGTTAGTCACGGGCCTCGGAAACCCCACTAACTCTAAATCCAACAGGAGATTCAGCTATGAATATTTATATCTACTACGTTTATGCTTATCTTAGAGAAGATGACACCCCTTATTATATCGGTAAGGGCTGTAATAACAGAGCTTACGAAAAACATCACAATGGTTTATTACCTAAAAACAAAAGCCGCATAGTATTTTTAGAAAATAATCTTTCAGAAATAGGTGCTTTAGCATTAGAGCGTCGTTATATTCGCTGGTATGGTCGTAAAGATAATTGCACTGGAATATTAAGAAATATGACTGATGGTGGTGAGGGTATGTCTGGTCATAAACACAGTAAAGAAACCAGACAAAAAATATCCAAAAATAGATCCAATATAACACCCAATAGAAAATATGGACCGCTTTCAGAAGAAGAAAAACAAAAAATATCAAAAAAACTAAAAAATAAACCTAGATCCAAAGATTCAATTGAAAAACAAAGAATTACAATGATTGGAAAAAAACGAGGGCCTCATTCAGAAAAACATAAACAAGCATTATCGAATGCAGCAAAAGGCAAACCTAAATCTCATAAACACAAACAATCAATATCAAAAGCAAGAAAAAATCAAAGTGAAAGGCCGCGCATACTCTCTGTTGATACGTCCTTCTTTACACCACCGACAATATAGCTTGTTAGTTGCGTTTCTTGCGGTGCTACTTGAACTTCTCCACCACTAATCCATTTTTGTGTCCATGGAAGTGGATTCGAACCTGTCTTATATATCAATGGCAATCCAACGGCTTGTAAACGTCTATTGGTAATCCATTCAACATAATCTTCCAATAGTTCTTTATTCAAGCCAATCATTGATCCATCTTTGAATAGATATTCAGCCCACTTTATTTCTTGTTCAGCAGCAGACTTAAACATTGCTACACATTCATCTTTGGTCTCGATTCGAATAGTCGCAAAATCAGGATCATCTTGAGGTAGAATCTTTAATAGTTGTTGAGTGCTTGCAAGATGCAGGTTTTCATCTCGAGCAATCAACTTAATAATCTTGGCATTGCCTTCCATCTTCTTCAATTCAGCAAATGCCCACGAACAAGCAAAGCTAACATAGAAGCGAATGCCTTCAAGAATATTAACCGACATAAGAGCCATCCAAAGTGCTTTCTTATGCTTATAAGAATTTGGAATTAGATGTACATGACTACCACTAGTTGCACGTTGATTTAGATCAATTAGATTATCGTAATATAAACTAATATCCTTGGCACAATTTACAATCTCTTCCATGTCAAGAATGCCATCAAGCACTTTTGATGGATCGCTGTAAACATTACGAATAATATGGGTATATGAACGTGAATGAACTGATTCACTAAATGTCCAAGCAACAATCCAGTTCTCTAATTCAGGCAATGAACAAATAGGACCGAATGCTTCAGATGGTGCTCTACCTTGAACTGAATCAAGTAGAATTTGGCGCTTTAGATTACTGGTAAAAATATGTTGTTCATGCTTTGATAGATCACGAAAATCTTTACTATCACGAGTCAAATCAACTTCTTCGGGTACCCAGAAAAATCCCATCTGTTGTCTAGTAAGTTTTTCCAAGAATGGATATTTCTGTCGATCAAACCGTGCAATAGTTGGAGCATCATCAAAGAATGCATGAACTTTTAAATGATCTTTTTTATTAGTTGGATCAAATACTTTATATGTCATTATAGTTTCTTCCAAGTGTGATGTTTTTATCTGCTCTAATATTTTTATTTGACCAAGTCCAACATTCACCGGTATCATTCTGAAAACAAACCCACATTAAATCATGTTCAATTCCATAGTCAATTAAAACATGTGCAAGGC